ATTAAGAAAGAATAATCAAATAGCATTACAATATTTATCATTAGATTCTTCTTATAGTCGTACTGTAAATGTACCACAAGAGTTGAATGATGAATTTATAGCTCAAGTTGGAGACTTACCACCATACCTACAACTGAATACTCTAGCCCCAGAAGTTGCTAAGGCACTTATTGGGGATGTACTAACATAACAACATGGCAGATTTAGGAATAGAAATTGATGAATCAGCTCTACAAGAGGCATCAAATGCAGCTCTACAGTATGCTGAAGAGTTAAAAGCTAACGAAGAGACTAAACAAGAAGCTATTCAGACTCAAGCGACTGAACAAGCTCAAGCTGTAGCTACTCAAAATGATCCAAGAGATGCTGAAGAGTGGGGTTTCAAAGCATTAGCAAAGGAAGGGCAATCAATTCTATCTGGCGGTCTACAAGATACCGCCTCCTCTCTTACTACATTTCCAGAACGCACAATAGATGCATTATCTGGAGAAATGCAAAGAGAAAGAAAAGAAGAAGGAGAGTATAGACCTGATTGGGATCCCTTTGTTGACTATGATAACCCTATAATAACAAAAACATGGTGGGGTAAATTAGCTAGAGGTGTTGTACACTTCGGTTCATTAGCCGCTGCCATCATACCTGCTGCTAAAATAACAGCAGCTAGATTAGGGATCTCAGTTGGAGGCACTCTACTAGCAAATAGTTTTGTAAGAGCAGCTGGAGTTGGTGCCGCATCTGATTTAATATCTAAAGAATCAGATGGACATAACGCCCTAGGACAATTAAGGAAACAATATGGTTTTATAGACACACCTATATCTACAAAAGACACTGATCATCCTGTCTGGATGAAGTTCAAGAATATTGTAGAAGGTATGGGTATTGGTACTATCTTTGATGGTGCTTCATATCTTATCGGCAAGGGTGGTAGTAGAGCTATCAAACAAATTACAGATAGAAATCAAAGTGTTTCAAAACAATCAGTAGAAAATGGAATAGCACAACTCCGTAGAGGAGATGCTGAATTTCGTGCTGATAAGAATAGACCAGTTGCTGGTCCTACTCAAGGAGCACATGTATCAGAACAAGATGCTTATGAAGCTTGGGAAACACTAAAGAGGCAACGTAACGAATGGGGAGCTGAAGATGGATCTACGGGTTCAGTAACAACACCTGTCCAACGTGAACGTATTGCAAGAGAAGGTGATGTCAGTGAGGCTACGGCTGAACAGATATTACGTAAACTATACAGTAATGATAAGTTCCAAGAAGTAGTACAAGCAGCTAAACGTAGTAGAAAGACTCTAGTAGAAGTATTCGGTGATTCAATCATGGCTCACCAACGGATTACTCAAGGTAGAAATGCAGCTGAAATGACAGCTAAAGAATACCTAGAAGAGTTATATAAATCTAAGGATACTTATGCTGTAACTAATGCTGCAGGTGAAGTAATTGATACCATTGAAACTTTCACTAGTAAGAATATAGTTGTAGCTGACTTAACTGTAGGTACTCTATTACATCAAATAAGAGATACAGGTATTTCTGGTAGAGAGATAGCAGATATCACTGATCTTGGTGATATAGACGGACCTGCTGAACAAGTTATTGATACACTATTAACTGCATTACAGGAAACAAAGAAAGCTAGAATTATTAAATCAGATAACTTCAGACAGATAGGTGCTGGTAAACAAAGGGAATTCTTAGAACAAACATTAACAGAAGAAATGGTTGATACAAGGGAGTCTATTATGTCTATCCTTAAGATCGCCAAAGAAGATGCTGATGAAAATCTAATGAATGCTTTGTTTGAAACGTTCTCATCTATGAAGACTGTTAATAGTTTAGATGACTTTGATAACTGGGCTAGAAAGATGATTAAAGGTGGTAGAATAGATCCTAATGGACCTGATCGTACCGGAGCTTTAATCAGAGAACTAGAAGGTATGTTTGTACATAGTGTACTGAGTGGACCTAAGACCCCTGCAAGGGCTATATTAGGTACAAGTACAGCGACGTTCCTAAGACCTTTATCTACATCCTTAGGTGCCTTAATGAGGTACCCAATGACTGGTGATACAAGTACTCTACGTTCTTCATTAGCATCCCTGAATGCTATGATGGAAGCAATACCAGAAAGTTTTGAGTTATTTAAAACTAGACTTAATTCTTATTGGAGTGGTGATGTATCTAGTATCAAATCACGTTATGTAGAGTATACTAGAGCTGATGATAACTGGGAGATACTAAGAAGATGGGCTGAAGATAGCGGTAGAGCTACACCTGGAGATCAAGCCGCCTTTAGGATGGCTAATATGGCTAGGAATGCTAATAACAGTAACTTACTGACATACTCTACTAAAATCATGGCTGCTACTGATGATGCATTTAGTTACATTCTAGGTAGAGCTAAGATGAGAGAGAAGGCTATGCGTAATGTTTTAGACATACAAGCTTCTGGAGGTAAAACTCCTGTTATTACACGTGAATTAATGAGAGCCTATGAATCAGATTTCTATGGTCAGATATTTGATGGTAATGGTGATATATTAGATGAAGCTGTTAAGTTTGCCAAAAGAGAAGTAACCTTAACACAAGAATTAACTGGATTTGCTAAAGGATTAAATGATGTATTTACTGCTCACCCATGGGCAAAGCCTTTCTTTCTGTTTGCACGAACTGGTGTTAACGGTATCAGTTTAACTGCTAAACATACACCTGGATTTAATTTCTTAGTTAAGGAATTTAATGATATAGCTTTTGCAACAGCTGATAACCTCAGTGATGTTGCTAAATATGGTATAACCTCACCTGAAGAACTAATGAATGCCAAGGCATTACAAACTGGTCGTTTTGGTATGGGTGCTGCTGTAGTTAGTATGGCATCATGGTCCTGGATGTCTGGTAATATGACAGGTAATGGACCTGCAGACAGACAGAAACGTCAGATGTGGTTAGATGCTGGATGGAAACCAAGGCATGTTAAAGTTGGTGAAGTATGGGTAGGTTATGATTCTATAGAACCATTCAACCAGATCATGGCACTCATATCTGATATTGGTGATAATAGTCAATTAATGGGTGAAGAATGGACTGAGAAAGAACTACAGAAAACTACTTTAGTTCTTATGCAAGGTATTGCTAGTAAGTCATATCTTGCTGGTATGCAACAATTCGTTGATTTATTCGCAGGTCGTCCTGGTCAAGCAGAGAGAATCCTTGCTGGATTAATGAATAACCAGATACCTCTTTCCAGTTTAAGGAATGAAATGGGTAAACTATTCACACCTTATACACGTGAATTAGGTTCAGGTATTGATCAAGCACTACGTAATAGAAACCTTATAAGTGAATATCTTCCTGGTGATGACCTTCCTATTAAGTATGACTTATTAAATGGCAGACCAATTAAAGATCATGATTTCTTAACTAGAGCATTTAATGCTGTTAGTCCTATATCATTAAACTTAGATATGACTCCTGGTAGGAAACTCCTATTTGATAGTGGTTATGATATACGTATGTCTACTTATTACTCACCTAATGGTGATGATTTAAGTAAGGATCCTATGCTAAGGTCTATGTTCCAAGAATCTATAGGTAAGCAAAACTTAGAACTTCAATTAAATAGATTAGCTAAAAGTGAACGTGTTCTTAATTCTATTCGTCAAATGAATAAGGATATAAGAGACGGTAAGCGTGGCGATTATGAGCCTAGTGATTATTACCATAACCAAAAAATAGATCTTATATTCTCTGACGCACGTAATAGAGCATGGGCTCAAATTATGAGTGATCCTAGGGTATATGAACTTGTGATAAAACAAAGAAATCAGAAAATCAAGAGGAAACAGAAAACCCAACAGACACAAGGAACTCTCCAACCCATCCTCCAAATTTATAAATAAAAATGGCAACTTTTAAACAGTATACAGCGAGCGGGGGTGCTTCGGAAGCCTTTTCCATTAAGTCCTTTAGCTCTGATGAAATCAAAGTAAGAGTAGACGGAGTATTAAAGACTGCCGCTACTCATTATAATATAACAAGCTACACAACTAATGGAGGTACAGTTACTTGGACTTCAGGTAATGTACCTTCTAGCGGCACTGTACGTATTTATCGTGTAACTGATATAAATTCACCTAAAGCAAATTACAGTGCTGGTTCCTCAGTTAAAGCTGGTGATCTTAATAATAACCAAGAACAAGTATTAAGAGCATTACGAGAAGAGAATGATCAATTAATACAAACTTGGGATATAGAAGATAATGCTGTAACTAGAACTAAAATTATAGCTGATGCAATTGATGGTACTAAGATAGATGATGATTCTATCAACTCTGAACACTACGTAGATGCAAGTATAGATCTACAACATTTAGCAGCTAACTCAGTAGACTCATCTAAAATAGTAAATGGTACTATTGTAGATGCTGATATTGCAGGAACTGCAGAGATAGCAGTTAGTAAACTAGGTGACGGAGCAGCAAGACAAGTACTACAAACAGCATCAAATGGTACTGATGTAGAATGGACAAGTAATGTAGATATTCCTGGTACATTAGATGTTACAAGTTCAGCAGCATTTGATAGTAATGTAACTGTTGCTGGTAATACAACTGTAACAGGTAATACCACTGTTGGTGGTACTTTAGGAGTTACTGGAACTTCAACTCAAGCAGCTGGTAATTTCACCGGAGCAGTTGGAATTGATGGTAACTTTGATGTTAATACAAACAAATTTACTGTGGCAGCTGCAAGTGGTAACACAACAGTTGCAGGTACATTAGGAGTTACTGGAACTACTACAGCCGCAGCTATTAATGCTAGTGGAGCTGTTGGAGTAGATGGTAACTTTGATGTCAATACTAATAAATTTACTGTTGCCTCATCATCTGGT